TGTCACAATCCTCTAGATTCTATTAAATATTTAAAGAATAAACTGAATAACAAACCCACCGATAAAAATATTATTGAACCATATTACGAAGGATTTAAAGGAACTATTCATAAGGAAGATGGGAAAAATTCTAAACGTTATATCTTTAAGGGTAAATATGAAGTAATTAGCCACGATACAGTTGTTATTAGTGAACTTCCAATTGGAAAATGGACTACAGATTATAAAGCAGATTTGGAAACGCTTATGGAAGATAAAGGAAAAAATGGTAAAAAGAAAAAACCAATTATAAAAAATTACAACGATTGTTGTACGGATGCTGTGGTAGAATTTAAAGTAAAATTTCACACAGGAGTATTACCTAATTTAATTTCTTCACAGAAAAAGGTATCTGAAAATGTAACATATTTTGAAAAAGTTATGAAATTAACAACAAGTAAAACACCTAATTTATGGATGTTTAATGAAAAACAAAAACTTAGAAAATATAATGATGTATATGAAATTATTGATAAATATTATCCAATTAGATATCAGGGATATGTAGATAGAAAAGAATATCAAATTAAGAAATTAGAACGTGAGTTGGTATTAATTAGTAATAGAGCAAGATTTATTAAGGAACAATGTGATGATGTTATCGACCTGCGAAAGAAAAAGAAAGCGGTTGTTATTCAATTATTAAAAGACACAGGATATGATGTTTTGGATGGAGATGAAGAATATAAATATTTGAGAGAAATGAGACTTTCCATGGTGGAAGAAGAAAATTATACTAAACTTATGGAAGAACTTGAAAACAAAAGAAAAGAGTTAGACACGTTGAAAAAGACAACAATCGAACAAATGTGGTTGAGAGAATTAAATGATTTAGAAAAAGCATTGGCTAAATATAAAAATGATAGAAAGGTTCGTCAGTTTGGATTAGGAGCAAAGATTAAAAATGGTAAGAAGAAAGGTAAGAAAGGTAAAAAATAAATATAATAAGTAATAATTAATAATTATATTTAAAAAAATTTTTTTAATTCTAAAACGTTATTACTGTATGTTGATACAGGTCGTCGTATAGGAACGGCTAAGTTACTAACATCATTTTTATAATTAATATAACCTTGTGCTTCGCTACAAATTTGAGGAATACAATAATTACAAACAATTTTATTTAAAGCCTCAACTTGAGCGGTTATATTTATATTATTATTAGCTGAATGTTGTAAATAAATACTTCTCATAATAATTTTAATAGTATCTTCATCTTGATATCCTATTTGATATCGTCCATTTGAATTATTATAAACACCTTGAATAATGCTTCGTTGTATAATAATAATGTTTCCTTTTGAAAAAAATACTTTAGACAACAAATTATCTTCTAAATTCCCAGTAAGAGCATTTCTATAAGAAGTAATATTTTGTTCAATAGGAATTTTATCATATAAATTAAATACACTATTTGGGTTATTATTTAATATATTGACTCTTCCATTTTGGTAATCCATTTATATTACATAAACAAAAAAATATTATATTTTAAATTTATATATATATGAGTTTTCAACGTAATGTTTTAACTATTGCTATTGTATTATTTGTATTACTTTTATTATTTATAGCAAGCATGATGAATAATGCTAAAAATAATCAAGCATATCCACCTGAACTATCAGCTTGTCCAGATTATTGGCAGGTACTTAATACTGGAGAGTGCCAAAATGTTAATAATTTAGGGAATGGATTAACAAAACCCATTGACTTTTCAAAAAAAACTTCAGTAGAGAGATGTAAATGGGCAAAAGATTATGGCATTGAATGGGATGGAATATCAAATGCTAGTCCAAGATTATGTTAATTTGATATAATATAATAAAAATTTATATCAAATGGAAATATACAATCTACCTGAAGATTTAGAAAAAATAATATTTTCTTATATATCACATAAAGATTTATCATTATCTAATAAGTATTACTGGAAACAGTATTATAATGAAACTTATACCAATAAATTGGAATCAAGTTATTGGAGATGGATATTGCGTAATGATTACTATTTCATATTTAATCAATATTTAACGAATAGTTTATCTTATTTTTTGAAAGAAAAAAAAATAATCTATAAAAGTCAAATATACCCAAGAAAATTAGAACTTGTTAATTATTTAATAAATTATACTTTTGATTCGCAAAAATGCAAAATAGTGTTAAATAAAATTATGAAAAGTCACGGATTAGGATATAAAAAAATAAGGGTAAAGTTAAATAAATGGAACAATTAGATATGAATTTTTTATTAAATAGACAAGAATCGGAGAAAGTATTTAGAGATGCATTAGAACATTTTGAAAAAAATAAAAAAAATCAACTTGTAAAACGTGGAATTTACTTATACGGACCCCCTGGATGCGGAAAAACCTTATTTGTTCAAAAAATATTAAAAAATATGAGCTATGATATTATAAAATATGATGCTGGGGATGTAAGAAATAAATCTATTGTGGAAAAAATTACTAAGCATAATATGAGTGATAAAAATGTATTAAGTCTTTTTCAAAAAAAAACAAAAAAATTAGTTATCATGATGGATGAAATAGATGGTATGAATAGTGGAGATAAAGGTGGTATTAATACTTTGATCAAATTAATAAGACCAAAAAAAACCAAAAAACAAAAAAAGGAAGAAACGACTATGACCCCAATAGTTTGTATAGGTAGTTGTCATATAGATAAAAAAATTAAGGAAATGATTAAAATTTGTGTATCCATTAAATTAGAATTACCTACTAATAACGAAGTTAATAAAATTATAGGAATGCTTATGCCAAAATTAGAAAATGAATTGAAAGAAAAAATGGTTTTATACATAGATGGTGATTTAAGAAAATTAAAATCAACATATGATATTTATAAAAATCAAGAAAGTATATTAAAAAATCAACTAGTTCAAAATATGTTTCAACAAAAAAATTATAATGAGGATGTTAAAAATATAATTAAAAAACTCTTAAATAATAATTATAATTTGGACCAGCATAATGAATTAATGAATGAAACAGACAGAACAAGTGTTGGGTTATTATATCACGAAAATATTATTGATGTTTTAGAACATATTCCCAAGGAAAATGCGATACCATTTTATAATAAAATATTAAATAACGTTTGCTTTTCAGATTATATAGATAGAATTACATTTCAAAAACAAATATGGATATTTAATGAAATGAGTTCATTAATTAAAACATTTTATAATAATCATCTTTATCAAAAAGAATATGGAGAGAAAAATATCATATTTAATCCACCAAATGTAAGATTTACAAAGGTACTAACAAAATATTCTACTGAATATAATAATAGTATATTTATACAAAATCTTTGTAAACAACTTAATATGGATATCAAAGACATGTTTTCTCTTTGGATTGACCTAAAAAATAAATATACTATTGAAGAAATTATAGAATTATTTGATAATGAAAATTACGAAATCAGTAAATTAGATATAAATAGAATTTACAGATTTTTAAATATATTAATTTAATAACCACTTACAAATTTTTCAAGACCTGAACTAGTTCTATCACCGTCAAACTCTTTTGTATTATCTTGTCCATCAATTAGTAAAATACTAGGAAAACCTTGTATTTTATATTTTTCTAGATCATCTCCCGCTTCATTGCGTTCGACTTTTTTTATTTCCAATGGACCATCATAACTTGAGGCAAACTTATCCCATTCAGGTGTAAATTTTTTACAATGACCACAACCATTCATATGAAAATAAACAAGTTTTTTGGGATTAGAAAAATTTTCTAAAGAAGAAGAATAATATTGATACTGTAAAAGCTGTATCAAATATCTAACACCCACAACAATTATTAATCCCAAAGCTATTTGAACCATTGGATTTAGTTTAGTAAATTTTTTTCTTAAAATTTTTAGCCAACCAAGCATTATAAATAATAAAAAGATTAAATTTTTTTGTAAAATTCCAATAATTTTTTATCTCTTATAAATAATTTACACTTTAGTTTTGTTTCACGTACAAAATTTGGATTGGGATTTTTAAGCAATAGTCTCTTATCAAACGTATTATACTGGTGAGCAAATACTAATATTGCCTTTATAGGATTTAATTGTATTAGTGGAACTGTATAATTTTTTAAAAAATGTTTTTCTTCTGCTAATTCTGCTTCATCGTCGTAGCTTGTTTGGTTTAACAATTCACGTTTAAAGGCAAAAGTTCCAGCGGTTGCGTGTTGTGGTCCATATGGACCAAATTGATAGATTTTATCTAAATCATTAAAATATATATAAACAATACTGCTACCAGCGGCTAAAGCTTTGGGCTGAGATCTTAATCTATTTACAGCATGATTAACTCTATCTGGAGGATAATAATCGTCATCATCCATATATACAATAATTTCTCCTTTTGTTTTTTCATGCATAAAATTTCTTTTTCTCCCTAGTTTCATTTTTTCATTTATTCTAAAATACTTAACACTTTGAATATCCTTGAATAAATCTTCCACACTATCATCCCCATCATCCACTACAATCCATTCCATTAATTCTTTTGGATAATTCTGTTGTTTGTAACATTCTATTAATTGTGGTATAAATTTTCTCCTATTATATGTTGGCGTACATATACTTACAAATGGCTTTCCATTCGGACTAACTTTTTTCTTTTTACGTTGTTTTTTCCCCATATTAATATTATTAATAGACAACAGATACATTTATATATATTTCGTATATATATATAAATATAAAACAATTAATTACACAGCCGATGAGAACATATCTCCAAATCCTATAATACCTATTATCAAAGCAAATATTTCAACACCAAAACCACCTACTAACCAAGCAATATAATCATATTCACGTGTTATTTTTTGTGATGATGAAGAAAAACCTCCTCCCATAAATCCCCATATACTTATTCCCCACGACAAAAATAATAATAATAACCACCAAAATTTATATCTTTTTAAATATATTTTAAATGTTTCTAATGTTGAAGTATAATCTGAAGAAAGTAAATAAACATCTTTGTAAAATAAACAAAGATGTGATGGCCAATTCCCACCTAGAAATATTGATAAACACGAACATATTAAGAAAAAAGGCATTAAAATAAATTGGTTATTTATAGAAGCCCAAATTAATCCTATAGTACTAGATATAAAGGTTAAAGGTATTGTTAATAATACTAATAACGGTAATATATGTGTAATAGTTAAAAAGTCCCAGAATTTATCAACAGAAAGAGAACCTGCTCCTTTACTTATTTCTAAGTCTTTGAACCAAACATCATTCATTATACTTGCGAATTTAACACCTACCCATCTTACAAATGAAAAATATGTAATAAAATAATTACCGAACCCCTGTATTAATGGATTATCGTTCTTAGCAGCAGAGTGGGGAAAACCTGGTAAACTAGTATTTGTAAATCCTGCTTCTGGTGCTGAAGACGGTGGCCCTGCTTCGTCAACTGGTCGCCCCCCTCTTTGATATTTTCTACTTCCTCCCCTTTGTCTTTGTCCTCTTTGTCTTCCAGCACCTTTCTGTTGAGAATCTGCTACCGATTTAGAAAATTTTTGTTCTCTCTGATTTTCTTGTTTAATAAATTGCTCTCTAGTAAGTTTCGTATAAGGTATACTACCTGGTTCACTTGGTAGTTTTAACTTTAAATCGGCTCGCGGACCGAATGCTTTTTTTAATTTATTTAAAAGACTTGATGAAAAATATATACTAATTGGTATACAAATTATAGTTAATACACTAAAAAATATAGTGTAAGCTATTTTTGTTCCACGTTTCATAGGTTTAGGTTTTTTTTTCTCTTTCTCTTCTTCTTCTTTTTTTTTTGCTTCTTCCTTTTCTTGTCTTTGTTTGTTTTCTTCTATTTTTTTCTTTTCTTCATTTTCTTTATTTCTTTTTTTTATCTCATATTTACTATCATCATACATTTTATTAAATAAATCAGGTTGCAAACTAAATCCACTTTGAGTTTCACTTTTTACCATATTTTATATATATATCATTAAATATTAAAAATATACTTAAAAGTTCCCTTAAATTATCTATTATAATGAAAATTATTACTACCCCTCAATTGGATTTTCAAAGTGTTTTAATACGTCCTAAAAGAACAACTATTTCTTCCCGTAGCCAGGTTGATTTATTAAGAAAAATATCATTTCCACACAGTACTTTATCTTGGGAGGGTGTTCCTATTATAGCAGCAAATATGGATACTACCGGAACTTTTGAAGTTTATGACGAATTGGTCAAGCATAAAATGATTACTTGTTTTAATAAGTTTTACAATTTAAATGATTATAAAAATAGATTTACGTTATCGCCTCTAGATCCTAACTATTTTATGATTTCTTGTGGAATAAATGAAAGTAGCTTTAGTAATTTAAATGATGTAATACAATTTACAAATGCTAAATGGATTTGTATTGATGTTGCTAATGGATATATGGAACAAGTGGTATATTTTTGCCAAAAAGTAAGAGCATCATTTCCAGATAAAATTATAGTTGCCGGAAATGTAGCCACTAGAGAAATGGTCGAAGAACTTATTATTAATGGTAAAGTAGATGTCGTTAAAGTAGGAATTGGTCCAGGTTCCGCTTGTCTAACTAGATTAAAAACAGGAGTTGGAGTTCCACAGTTAAGTGCTATTATAGAATGTGCTGATGCTGCTCATGGATTAGGTGGTTTTATTATAGGAGATGGTGGAATTACTTGCCCCGGTGACATGTCTAAGGCCTTTGGAGGAGGAGCAGATTTTGTTATGTGTGGTGGAGTTTTTGCGGGACATGATGAAAATCCAGGAGAAATAGTAGAAGAAAATGGTATTAAATATAAATTATTTTATGGAATGAGTTCTCAACACGCAATGGAAAAACATTATGGTAAAATGGCAAATTATAGGTCAAGTGAAGGGCGATGTATTAAGATTAAATATAAAGGTCCGTTGGAAAAAACAGTATTGGATTATTTAGGTGGAATTAGATCTACTTGTGCTTATATAAATGCCCATAAAATCAAACATATGAGTAAATGTGTTACCTTTGTTGTTGTGTCACAGCAGTTGAACACACATTTAGTAAAATAAAATATATCTTTTAATTATATATAATGTTAGCTATAATTAATATATTATTGATAGTAGGAATATTGTTATTTATATTATATAATATTTATGTTGATACACGTAATTGGTCTAATACAGGGAGTTTTATAGAAGGCATGGATAATAACGAAGACAAAGTTCCACAGAAAGGGACCTTCATTTCAAACGAAGGAAAGAAATGGGAAAACCAAATACCTTTTAAAGTAAGCAAAAATATATATGTTTTCGGTGGGTTTGATGGAGGTTGGTTCAAGATGGCGTCGGTCGATTCAAATGGAAAATTTATTGAAAACCGCCATACTAAGGAGTGTAACTCTATTAATGAACTCACTATTGAGATTTGGAACTCTGCGAATAAAGGCGGAGATTATAAAGTAGAAGATATAATATTAGAACCAGTAACTCCTACACAAACTGACCTAATGGGCGCCGGTTCAGCAGAAACAGCTATGAATAATGAAGTAAGTTCAAGGGCTGGAACAGCAGTTCCTCCTATGGCTTCTAATGTTCCTCAAAATTGCAAGACAGGATGTATCGCACCTACTGGACCAAATGGAAACTGTAAAGTAATTCAAAAAGATGGCGTTGAAAAGAGAGAATGTTATTATGGATGTCCTAATCCTACATTTAAAAGAGGAGACACTGTAAATTGTGCTTATGATAAAGATTGCAATAGTTGTGGGACTGTATTATTTAACCCGGACGCACCACCAGATATGCCTGGTCAAAGACCAGGTGGATATTGTCCCCCGGGACAAGATTGTGACCCCAATAAGGGACATCCTGCTGGTGGTAATAATAATTTCTACCCAAATGACCCTAATTCTTGGGTTGGGGATAGAATTGATGTACCTGGAATCCAAAAAGCACCTGGATTACATCCTTCGGGGAATACTTTTTCTTATTCTAATAACAATTCTCAATCAGCTGCTGCAAGTGTATCTAGTCATTCCTTATTTGATGAAAACATTATGAAACAAGTATTGGAAAAAAAAGATTTAATACCAAGTAATATCAATAAAAATAATGAAGAACAGTCTTTTAATTTAAGAGTTGGTAAAAATTTTATGGTAAATACCGCAACTATTAGAAACTTTGCATTACCAAATATTGAAAATCAAGATTATATTGAATTGGGTAGAATAGTCAAAAATATTAAAATTAGAGAAAAAGATCCACGGGAGAAAGACCAAGTTAAGGCATTATATAGTAAATTAAATGTATTTGTTTTAGAATTATTAACAGATAGTAGTTTAGATATGTCGCAATATGATAATAGTGGAATGCCTGATCAATTAAATAATAAAACTCGCACAACTGGTATGTTTGGTGAAAATAGTAATTCTTTATTAAAAAAAAGCGATACTCATGAAGAACCTGGTAGCTTTCGCCAGTGCCGTGGGAAGATAAAATGTTATGATTCAATTTGGGGTTTAAACTAATAAGTATTTAGTAAAATAATATATTTATAAATTATATATGTTATTTCACATGTTTTTATTAATATCAATAATTTTTACATTGTTTTTCTTTTATACTGATGTAATGAATAAGATTAGTACAAATAAACCATTTGCGGAAGGAATGGATAATCCTGAAACAGAAGAGCAACCTACACCTGATGAAACTAATAGTTCTTCTTCTCAGGATAGTAATTCTTCTGCTGAATCTAGTAGTTCTTCTGCTGAATCTAGTAGTTCTTCTGCTGAATCTAGTTCTTCTTCTCAGGATAGTAGTTCTTCTACTGAATCTAGCAGTTGTGTTAATGGATTTGTAAAAGATGATAAAGGTGTAGTTGTGTGTAATAAATTTACTGGATGCAATGATAAAATAAGTTGCCAGAAAAAATATCCCAATGTAATTATGAACAATTGGACGATATCAGAAAATGGAGAAAAAACAACAACGAATGGATATGAAGAATCTAATGTTGGTTGTGCTAATTATATGAAACGGGGATGTGATATAGAATCGTATTCTCCAGATCCTACTGGTATGGTTTCTCAAGAAAGCCCTGATGTTACTCAACCTATGCCCCCTTCCGAAACATCTTTAAATAGTGCTTCAAATGGCTCTACAGATAATTTACAACAAAATACATCTATTCCAGAAGTTCAAAGTCAAAATGATCAGATGTATCAAACACCTGTTTATCAACAAGCTGTAAATCAAATTAGTGGTAAAAATGCCCATTATCAAATGGCTAATGGAAATTTAATTTCCACTCCTACAGGAAATTGTCCAAATGGATGTAAAGCACCCCAATATGATAATGAAAAATGTTCTAATGAAATAATAGGTGGTAAGGCGTATAGAAATTGTCCGTGGATAGGAGAAGGATCAATAAATGATTCTATGTGTAAAGATTGTGGATCAGTGTTGTTACCAAAGAATATTCACGGTTATGCTAGAACAAGGGCAGGATTATTTAATAACAATACGGTTAATAATTTATTAGTCGGTAAAAATTTCAATAAAGAACCAAATAATCCTAATATAAATTATAAAAATATAGGCTTTGAATTTATGAAGGAATTATCTATGGCTAGGAATTTTACTTTACCGCATATTAGTGAAAGGGATTATACTAGTATTGGAAAAGTTGTTAATAAATATCAATTAGATGAAATATCTAGTGTTTCGGGTAAAAAAGAATTAATAGATATTATAAATGATGTATTAAATACAGGTAAATTACCTAATACTTTAAATTCAAATAAAGATGAATATAATTTACAAAATACATTACATATAGTAGGTAATGATTCTAAGGATGAACGAACTGAAAAAATAGTTAAAGGATTAATGGGATCAAATGAATACTATAATTCTTCAGGAAAATTAAATAAAGAAAGAAATTCAGATAATCGATTAGGTGGTTCAAGTAAATTATATAATAAAAAAGTAAATAATCAAAGTGCTTATACAAATAAATATAGACCAGTTGATCCTAGAAAAAAACCTAAACCATATGATTCTATTTGGGAATTATTTAGTCAATAAAATTGATATAGAATGATAATTACAAATTTATTTATAACGATGGATAATTTTGTAATAAGAAAAAATCCTAAGCCACAGGAAAATTTAGAAACTATTAATGTTTACACAGATGGTGCGTGTTCAAATAATGGTAAGCCAGATGCTAGAGCAGGTTTTGGTATTTGGTTTGGAGATGGTGATAAAAGAAATACAAGTGAAGCATTTACTGGGTCACAAACTAATAATCGAGCCGAGTTATTGGCTATTATAAAAGCATTAACTATTTTACGTGAAGATATTGAAGAAGGAAGACCTATAATGATTTATAGCGATTCATCTTACTCTATTAGATGTTGTACAAGTTATGGTGAAAAAATGAGTAAAAAGGGATGGGTTCAAAAAGGAAAAGATATCCCAAATAGGGAAATAGTTGAAGTAGCATATAATTTTGTAAAAAAATACAAAAATATACAATTTACACATATAAAAGCACACACAGGTTTGGAAGATGAACATTCTATAGGAAATGATCACGCAGATAGATTAGCCAATATTGCGATAGGAGTGGAAAGTTGTCCATATCAACGTATCAAAAATAAAATATATTTAAATGTTCCATATGATGAAAAAGATGAGGCAAAAAAAATGGGGGCAAAATGGGATAAAAGTAAAAAACGCTGGTATACAGAACCCAAGAACAAGTATAAAGTTCAAATGATGGGTCGGTGGGGATTGGAAAATTGATAAATAAGATCCTTAAATAAATTTTTATTATTATAACAATGTCGAATTATTACAAAGTTAAAACTAACAAATTAAATGTGTCTCAGTATAGGTCATATGTTATTAAAAAAAATAATTATTGGATAACCAAGCCAGTTTTGATAATGGATATATATAATTGTTATCCTGATACTAATAAATGGGTTCATTCGAATCATCCGTTGGTTAATAAAAATATAGGTTTTTGGATAAATAAAACATATATTTGTATTGGTTATAATATTAGTGATGTTTTTCGTCCAATATTTAACTATAGACGTGAAAACCTACTTTATGGTGTAAGAAGAGATATTGTAAAATATGCTAAAATATTATCCTCAAATTCCAGGGATTATTTATATAAAAAAGAAATAATGAAAATGTATAATAAAAAACTACCTATTGAGATTGTTGAACATATTGCTAATTATGCTTGGGATATTATGTTACTTTTAAAATAATGTAGGATGCATTTTGATTGGTTCCATCATTCCTTCACCCGTTCCAAATATAATCCTTGATAAAAAAAATGTAATAAATCCCGCTAAAGAAGAGATTAAAATAGTAGCAAACAATTTATGTGGAAAATCTGGTAAAAATACAGTATAATCATGTTCGTTCATATAATCTCTAATTTCTACTGTAAATCCGGATATAATACCAATAATAATAGAATTAATGACCCATGCTTTCCACATAGTAGTTCCTCTAAATTTAAATAAAGGTGTAAATAAAATCATCCTTTATATATTAATAATAAATTATCTAGCGTTTAATAATCCTATTCGACCACCTTGAATAATAATAACGTTATATCGTTCTTCAAAAATACGCAAATCGAAATTATATTGATTTAATATAGCACTTGTTTTTCTAAAGCCTATAGCATTACCATTTAAATCGCATATATATTCAACGTTGTTTCCACTTGAATCTATGGGTACTTCTATAGTATTAAACTCAAAATAAACTTTTTTGAATTTGTTAACATTCATAGCACCAGAAGGTTGATATACTCTTCTGTTACTATCTAAACAAAAATTATAAGAATAAAGACCATCTTTAGATCCACCAGTTGTTCTCATATATTTTTCAATATATTGATACACACCTGCATCTAATAATTTTTCTCTATAAATACCGTCCATCGTAATTCCTAACTCTAGTAAAATATTTTTTAAATTAACAGGATACTCTTCAGAAACATTATTACCATTTTGGTCAATATAAGTTGACCCTATATTTCCTGTAAATTGGTGATATGCTGGATTAGGCAATTCGTTATTATTAATAGGTGTTATAGATTGTGGTATTATATCTTTATACGGCCAGTTTGTATAATTAGACCAGTCATTTCGCAAGTAAGCATCACTTCTACGAAATCTCCACATATAATTGCTTACCATATCTTTACTTTCAATTTCTACTATTTTACTTCCTGCTACATCGAAAAAATCATAAGTATAAATTTGTTTATACAATATTTTATGTTCTTTAGAAGCAAAAACCCTTCTTTCGTCTTGTCCTAAAAATACATAAGTTCCCATTAAATGAACATCAACATTCCACTCCGTAATATTTTTATTGTATTTCGATGTATCTGCCTTTAAGTCGTATGGTGCTTGTAAAAATCTCCATAATTGATGTTCTAACACATTTTTATTCGGTTTCATTCTATAACTTAATCCAGATACTTGTTCAGGTATTTCATTAACGTTATTAATGGTGTATAAATCAATAAGAGGTTTTAGTTCTATTTTAATAGAAATCTCTTGATATTGTAATGCTACTAATGGTAGAGCCATTTTGCTACTATTGCAAAAGAAAGCATCTATTGGTATATATAATTGTCTACCTCTTATTGATGGTTCAGGACTTAATCCATTTTCTGTAAATAATGTATTGGGATAACTATTTATATTACCATTAGCGTTATCTGGTGAATGTAATTCTGGTATATTCCCAGTCATTCTATTCCACAAATCTTTTTTTTCACTAGAAAAATCACGTTCTTTCATACAATTTAAATATTCACCGCTATATTTTGCAAGAGTTGTTCCGCTACTAAAAATTTCAATTTCTTCAATCATATTTGTTCCTAATTCTTCTATCCATTTAAATTCATAAGGGGCATATTCGTGTCCATTTTTATTTACAACACCTTCTTCTGTTTCATAATGATATATTGGACTATAAATGGTAGGTAAATTGAGAACTAAATACGTATCGTACAATAAGTCAGCTGGTCTATTTACCTTGAAATTTAATATTGTATTTGTATTTAATTTCAAATTTTTTGTTCCATCATAATCTATTCTAAATCTTTGTAATCCAAAATTAGTATATTTTTGATATGTTGCTTTAAAAAATGTTTTTTTTGGATTACCATTGAATAACAAATTTTCATTACCATATGCAATTAAATTCATTAAACCACCGGTCATATTTAAAATATTATAATATAATTATTTTAAATTTTAGTAGATATAAATCATTTATTTTAGCATTGTATAATTATTTATTGTATTTTCTATATATATATAAAATGAATACGGATATAACAGACAAAGCAATGAATGGAATAGAAACGGCTACTCAAAATTTTAAAAATATGCTTAAAGATAAAAATAAATGGCTTTTGATGTATTTAATATTAGTTATTGTTTTTATTGTATGGTTAATATTTTGGTATATTAGAAATAAACTTAGTTTATTAAATACTAATAATTTAAATATGATTTCTAATTTCGATTCCATAACAGGGTCAAAAATATCTAATATAAATAGTGCTAATGCTTCACATAAACACTTATTGAGAGATTATTATATGGCAAGTAGTTACAATAGTTGTTGTGGGGGAAATAGTGAAAAAGATTTTGTAGATATGGCCCCTTTACAAAAAGTCATTGGTCGTGGTGCTCGTTTATTAGACTTTGAAATATATTCTATAGACGGTGACCCTGTTGTTGCGGCAGGTCCAGAAGCAACAACAAATGGTAAATTTTGTTTAAAAGGGACTTATAATAGTTTATCTTTAAAAAAGGTAATGCAGCAGGTTAGAATGAGAGCATTTTCCGGTGGAGCTGGAGGAGCACCAAATCCTGATGACCCTTTAGTTTTAAGTTTTAGAATTAAAACTAATAATGGAAATATTTATAATTCTATGGCTAATATCATGCGTGAGACCTTTTCTGGAAAATTTTTATCTAGTAAATATAATTATGAAGGAAAAAATAACATTTCTGGTAGAGATGTTATTGGAAATATACCATTATTAGATTTAAAACAAAAAGTAATTATTTTTTGTAGTGACCCGAATTTTAATTTTAGGGATACACCATTCCATGAATTTGTAAATATTTCAGGAAAAGGTAAAGACGGTGCTGGTATGCCTTTTGCTAAAACGCATAAAAACATTGATATAGTACAAACATACGATTCAAAATCACTTATTGACGAAAACAAGAAGTTTTTATCCATTACTATGCCTGATTTTTCAAAAATTTCACAAAATCCTCCTGCTCCTATACATCATAAATTTGGATGTCAATGGGTAATGATGAATTATTCTGTTGTTGATGCTAATTTTATATATTATAACAACTTCTTTGCCTCATCCGGTTCCGCTTTCAGATTAAAACCGGACCACTTAAGATATTTTGAAACTATTTTACCTGATGCTGAAAAACAAGATAAACGATTAACTCTTGCTCCCAAGCAATTATCATTTCTTGGAGGTGCTTACAAACCTTTAGGTTAAATATTAATATATATTTTTTTTAGCAATATATATTAAGTAATGTCTTGTGATAGAAAAATGTCTTTTGAAGAATGTGAATTAGCAATTTTAAGAAGTGCGGTAGATAAAATTGGTTTAAAATCTGGGCGGAAAAAAATTAATAACCCTGAGATACAGGATATAATACAAATTGTAGAAGATTTTTTAAAAAAAACAAAACGTATTTGTTACGGAGGAACCGCCATTAATAATATATTGCCTTTGGAAGATCAGTTTTATGATAAATCTAGCGAACTTCCTGACTATGATTTTTTTTCTCCTGACCCATTAAATGATGCTAAAAAATTAGCCGATATTTATTACAAATTGGGATATACAGAAGTTGAAGCTAAATCTGGAATGCATGCCGGAACGTTTAAAGTGTTTGTTAATTTTTTACCCATCGCTGATATTACATATTTAGTTCCTGAACTTTACAAAAATATATTGAAATCTTCCATTAAAGTTAATGGAATTTATTATTCTCCTCCTAATTATTTACGTATGGCTATGTATTTAGAATTAAGTAGACCAGACGGCGATGTTAGTAGATGGGAAAAAGTGTTAAAGCGTCTTACATTATTAAATAAACATTATCCATTAAAAGGTAAATCTTGTAATTTAGTTGATATTCAACGTCTATTTCAATATGGGACTAAAAAAGTTCTTATGAAAGGTGGTAAAAAAGATAGAGTTCCTGATAACTTTAGTGAAGAAGAAGAATTTTTAGAAAATATTGAAGAACGAGTATTTCTTACTGTAAGAAATACCTTAATTAGTAGCGGGTGTGTATTTTTTGGAGCTTACGCTAATAGAATGTATTTGAAAGATTTAAAAAAATTTAGAAATAGAGATATACCTAAAGTTCCTGATTTTGACGTATTAAGTGAAGACCCCGAAACCACTTCACGTATGATACAAGAAAGATTGGAAGAAATAGGTATTCAAAAAATTAAAATAACAAAAAAATCAGGAATTGGTGAAATTATAGCACCACATTATGAAGTTAGTATCGGTCCTGAAACTGTTGTATTTATTTATAAACCTATAGCTTGTCATAGTTATAATATAATTAATATAGGTTCATCTAAAATGCGAGTAGCAACACTTGATACTATGTTAAGTTTCTATTTGGCTTTTATATATGTAAATAGACCATATTATGACCCTAATCGTATTTTATGTATGAGTCAATTTTTATTTAAAGTTCAAGAAAAAAATAGATTAAAACAGAAGGGTTTATTACAACGTTTCAGTATGAATTGTTATGGAAAACAAGAAACCATGGAAGAAATGCGTGAAGAAAAATCAAAAAAATATAAAGAACTTAAAAATAAAAAAAAATCAAAGGATTATGATTGGTATTTTTTGCGCTATTTGCCAAGAGAACACGATAAAAAAAATAAACCAAAAAATAAAAATAAAAAGAAAAAACGTAAAACAAAATCTAAAACAAGAAAAAAAAAGAAGAAGAGGGGGATATTAAGTAGATTGGGATTTGGAGGTCGTAAGACCCGTAAAAGAAGAAGGAAGAGGTCTAAAAAGGTTTCATGGAAATAATTTGGAGAGAAATATATTATTAACTCTTGAAATATTAGTTGTTTGTTTTATTTTTTATTAATTTTCAGTAAAAAATAAATTAATTATGTTTTTGTTTATCAAGATATTCTACATTTTTCTCTCCAAATATTTTTAAATGAAACTTTCTATTTTCTTTTCATATTAAAAAATTTTGCTTTACTAGGCGTACTATGTTTACACTTTTTAACACCAAAAATAAACTTCCATACACTAAAATGCTTGTTATATTCTGTCTTCTTTTCTAAATAATAGATACAACTACTTACTAGTATAAGACATAATGAACCTATAGCAATAATTTCTTGAATTATTTTAAGATTATTATCAAGTTTCTTATTTCCACTCTTAATTTTCGATAAATAATGTCTGTAATTTGAAATAAAGAAAAGCACCATTACTAAACATATTGAAATAACCGTTGGTATAATATCCATATGTGTAAAAAAATGAAAAATTATCCAAACAGCAAATGCCTTGGCAAGATTTATAAATGGATTAACGTGTTCTTTATCGGTGAAATCAATAGTAAAATAAATCATAAATAAAATTAATAAGTGTTTAGCAAGCATATTATCTAATAGAGTTTGGCTTTGACAACCTAACGTCTCTGCTAAAAAATTACCTGATATACTTAATACTAAAAGTAAAAGTGCTTTTATAATGGATTCCATCGCATCATTAGATACGTTATATTTTATAAGATTGTGAAATATTCCCATATATATAATTATAAACAATAAAATAATAAGCAATCTCTATAAAAATTATAAATTAATGGACTTAAATGATTATAAATTGTCGTGTTTTCAATAAAAGGATATATAAAAGAGACTATTAAATGTACATAAATAACCAAAAGAACGCATATTTTAACTATAAATTGTTTTAAACGCAAAAAAGCATAGTCCTTCATTTTCCATTCATTTACATAACTACAAAACTTACTTGTATTATGTAGCATAAAATTATGCATGTCTAAAGCACCTGTTAATAATCGACCATAATTATTTTTCTCTCTTTTAACAGAGAACATACCTTTTAAATTATTATATCCAAGTATTGATATATAAAGTATTTTCTTATCATAATCTTCTCTATTTTCAAATATATGGGGAATACCTCCGTCAATATAAAACTTGTTTTTTTCTTCATAACATAAGCTATTTTGTGTTACTAAAAAGGGCAAATGTGACGTTTTCAAAAGACAATTTAACAGATCTTCTTTATTTTTGTATTTTTTTCGTAATACTTGTGTTTTTTGTTGCGATTCATGATATACAATAAAAAGTTTACCATTTAATTCTTTTATATCTTCTTCTGAGATATTTTTCATTTTTCTCTCCAATATTTCTTTCAAAACACTAACATTCAAATTTTTTTTGAAACATTCGGTTAATAATACATAATCAGATTGAAACTTTTCTAATGTATTTGTAAAATAATAAAACCCACTAATAGCACCAATACTTGAACCTGATATTCTGTCTATTTTTATTTTTTTTTGTTTTTCTAATTCCTTTAAATATAATAAACACCCTATTTGATAACTACCATTTGCTGCTCCTGATTCTAAAACTAAATCAATTGTACCCAAATTCTTTTTTTCAGGTAGATTAACTACTAAATTCTTTATATGGTTGTTATCCATCTTATTATAAAAAGTATTTAAAATTATTTCGGTTATTATACTTACAATGAGTGGGAGATTATCTTGGGACGAGTATTTTGCTAAGATTGTAAAAGTTACCGCAGAACGTTCATCTTGTGACAGGTTACACGTAGGATGTTTGTTGGTAAATGATAACAGGATCGTGAGTCAAGGATATAATGGATTTTTGCCGGGATGCCCTCACACATCAGTTGTAAGAAATAATCACGAACAAGCAACAGTTCACGCTGAGCAAAATGCATTATGTGATTGTGCTAAACGTGGTGTTAGTTGTGCCGAATCAACCGCATATGTAACACATTATCCTTGTATTATTTGCGCGCGTCTTTTATTAGCAGCAGGAATAAAAGAAATTAAATATTTAGAAGATTATAAAAATGATGAACTTGTAAAAGTATTTGCTAATCAATTAGATGTGTCTATTATTAAAATATAACTAATAATGTTTTCTATCTATATATATATATATAATATGCCTCTTTCAGCAGCACAACAAAATGCGATATCTTCGGCGCGTGCACGGGCGATATCTGGTCTACAAAATTTCTTCAACAATAATATTTCTACATTAAATATCAATATAAACGATGTTAATCAAGCGGAACAAAATATAGCAACAATTGAAAATATTGCTAATTGGGAAAAAAATCAAATAGGGTGGTGGGAATGGTTTACAACACTGATGACGCGAAGCGGTCACGATTCTTTAGATGGTTTTATAGTTCCAAAATTTCAACAGTTGATCCATATCCTGAAAAGTATTGGTGAAGTCAATGTGATGGTTCAAAATTTGTTAAACAAACAAAATAAGACAGAAGAGGAAAAACTCCACCTCTCTGAGCTTGCTGGAAAAATGCAAGGGTTATTTGAGAGTTTACTTAATCACGCTAGTTATTATATTACTGATACTACATTGTCGGATGATGTGTCACCTAATAATCAAGCAGCGATTACCCCTGAATTACCTTTGTTGGACATTTTTACAGCAGCGGATGATATTAATACACCATTTGTCGGTCTTTTGAGAACATCCTTTATGATACATAATGCCGAGGCAAAGGTAAGTGGTCTACTTGCCGTACAACATGCTATAAAACAAAATATGAACTATTTCGAAATACCTACTAGAATAAAACTTAAATTAAATGAGGCTATGCTAGAAGCGGTCCAGCAAGGAGAACCTATCACAGTGTTACAGGGTTACATAACTAATTCTCGCGCCAATTTGAGACAGGGAGGCTATATACCGGCAGAGATTTATAAAGACCGCAGACTGAGCGTAGCTACAGAAATACAAGACAAACTAACCCAAATACACAATAATCGCGGAAACCTAGGGTTACCTAATACTATAGGTTATCCAGCAGTAAATGCGTCTCTACAACAAAAGGATGTAGTATTATATCTACAGAGATGGTGTAATCAGGGGAAAGGTGTTAATGTTCGTGCCGAAATAATGGATGCTAAACTCCAAAGTATTTTAGATGCTTTAACTGATGGCAACGCGAATGATTATAATGAAAGAGTACGAAAGTTGATAAAATATATAACATTATCTTCACCTAACTCGGTGCCCATGACCAAAGAACAATTTAGTGAGCAAATTGTAACGCGCGGCCCAGGAGACATTCATACACCACAAGGCATGTCTAAGGATGATGATGATGAAGACGTTGAAATGAAAGTGTCTCCAGACGATTTATATAATGATTATATTACTACCTGGCACGGGTCTATATGGAGGACACGACAAAACCTGTACGTTGCAAACCCAGTCCAGGGTGGTCCACCACGTATTCCAGGCCCACTTCTTAACTCTCTTGGATTGGATGAAAATGGCCACCAAATTTTACCATTACCAACTATGGAAACTAATTTATTATCTGTTTTCCATCCTGCCCAAGGTGCTAATATTTTACAAGGTATTTATCTGCATCCCCAAAATATTAATGGCCAAATAATAGGAGGAAGAAGAAAATCAAGGAGAAGACGTAGAAAAAGAAAAAAGAGAAAATCTAGAAAAAAGAAGGGAGGAAGAAAAACAAAATCCGGTAGAAAAAGAAAATCACGTAGAAAGAGAAAGAAGAAGACGCGAAGAAAAAAGAAAAAACAATAATTAGTAAATATATTCTATTATAAATAAATTATATTTCACTTATTTGTTTAGTTAATTTAGTTAATCCATAAAAAACGAGACCAAACGCGGAAGTTTTAAATAAATATCCAGAGAAACTGGGATTTCCATCTCTGGAAAACAAAGAAGGAATATTTTTGGCTAGGGTTTTTTGAAAAATAGGTAATTGAAAAAAGAAAAATAAGATCATAACGATAACAGGAGTTTGTAATTCATCATATAATACGTCAAGTCTATCTTGTTCTACTTTTTTATTTTTACTTTGGTCAATGAGCGTTTGAAATTCATTATCATTATCAATATAATTTGTATTATTGGTCTTGGGAATATAATTGGGCTGTATTTGTTCATCTTGAGTAATATGATTATTATTAGTAGATAAATCACGACTGGGTAATCCTGTGGCGCCTTGTGCCTGTTGTAATCCAGCTACAATTTGTTGTATGGATTCCTGACTTAAGTCAGTAGAAGAATTAGGAACCATTATAGGTTGTTGTGTAGGTGGGTTTTTTATTTTCATATTAACAGCAGCTTCGGTATTTTGTTCAACTCTGCTAACAACTTGATTTTTAGTAACTTCATTGGGTAAAGAAGAAATTGCTGTAGCCATTATATATAATAATACTTAATATTGGTATATTATGTATTATTACGCAAATTGAACAATTTTTTTATTATTATCACATTTTTCAATTTCCTCTTCAAAATTATAGCATTTATTTTTAAATCTAAAGACTTGATTTTTAATTTTATTAATTTCAGGAGCATGAAATACTAAACAGTCCCTTTCTTTACACACTCTTCTAAATAATGTTGCCAAACCTAATCCCAATAAAATACTGATAACAATTCTACCAACATCGCTATATATAAGTCGTTTTAAGTTCATATATAATAATTGGATATTATTTATTGTATATTATAAGAGCGAATTTTAGTTTCATCTTTAGGACAATCTATTTCTATAGATTTAAAATGGAAACAATTATCTGCTTTATCTTGGTATGTTATTTTATCTTCGTTATCTGGAGTAGGATATACGTATATGATTTTCATTTTAGGTAAAGAAATATATACAATAAATAATCCAATTGCCAAACTAACTAAAAATATTGGGAAACTTATAAATTTCATATACTATACCTTTTGATTTTTTTTAGCGTTGAAATTGAGTAATTTTATTACCAAAAGTAATAATTTTATTTTCCAAACTATATTTTGAAGGATTAAAAATAAAGGTATCCATCATTTTCTGTTTTTTAAAGCCTTTTTGAAGATTATTTTCAATAGTATCTAAATAAGTAACGTGATATTTTTCATTTCTAATAGAATTTTGAACAGTTTGTATTTCATTTGTTAAAAATTCAAAATTTTCTTTTAATTTGGATAGATTAGGGTCACTTCTATATATTTTTACATTTTTTTTGTATTGACTTATCAAATTATTGAGATGTTTTACCATAACATCTACGTATTTCTTTCTATTTACAATATATTCACCATCTTCATTAGGTTCGGGTTTTTGTTTTAAAGAATCAAATAATACTAAAGATTGGTCGCCAAGTTCAATTTCTTCATTTTGTTTATCAAACGCTTTTTTATAATTAACGAGTTGGTCTAAGCTTTCTGTTAATTGGTCTTTAATAGTTCTAAATTCATTTAAGACAACTTCTTCGTCACGTAAATTAAAGAGTAAATCTAACTTATATTCGGTTAATTCTTTTTTTAATTGTTGAACTTCATCTTTATAATAATCAATATATTCGGGCAAATACGCACTCTGTCCCATATAGATTTCAATATTTAAATTACATTTTTCAATGCAACCACATATAGCTGTTATTTTTCTTGTTTGACTAGAACCAACCTGTGAAAAGATGGTTCCTCCAGGTCCATTTTTACAATTAATGCATTTTCTATTTTTCATAAAATTTTGATATTTTTCTTTTTTTTTCTCTAAAGAAAGGGGGGGTTTAGAATTATTCCACTGTGTATGGGCGTCTCTCAATTTTTGGTCATACTCTTCTTTTAATTCATAATACTCTAATAATTTTTCTTCAAAAGAGTAACTAGATGTGGAAGGAGTTCTAGAAGGAGTTCTAGAAGGAGTTCTAGAATTAGGAGTAGATATCATCAAACTTTTTAATTTATTCATATCAGGGGTAGATACTTTATCCTGTTCTTTACTAATTTCTTTAGATGCGTCAATATCAATAGTTTTACCATCTTCTGATATATCTTCTTCTGTAATCCAGGGACTTTCATCGCTATCGCTCATTTATATTTAGGTTTTATAAAATTTTTTATGTAATAATTCAAAGGGACTTTCAAAATTAGGTAAATTTGTGATTGATTTATTATAAATTTTAGCTTTATCTGATTGTAACTGTCTAACTTTATTAATAAAATAATCCCGCTTAAGATTTTCTTTTTTTTTCTTTTCTTCAGGTCCTGGTTTCATTTTATATTTATATACTAATAATGCTGTTACACCAACCAAAAATCCAATAAACAGTGCTAAATTAAATAACTTGATATTAAAAGTTTCTTTATTTTTTTTACAATTTTTCAACGTTTCTCCTAAAAAATATTTAACCCCGGGTTCAGTTAATGTGGGTCTATAAGCCATTTAAATTATACAACTAAAATATCAAAAAATATTATACCTATTATCTATAAATGTCTCAAATAAGTCCAAGTACGAGTTTTACATATTTTATGACAATAACACTAGGTGCATTTGTAATAAAATACTTTGTTGCTAAAGGTTATAAAACACGAAATAGTGGTGGATATTTAGGATTAATTATTACAGTTTGTTATTTAGCAATAATAATAGGTAATCAATTATATATAAATTATCAAAATGCGAAAGATAAATGTGGTGGGACTCCACAACTAATCCCTGCTATTAATTACACATTAATTCCAAATATATTTATTTTTGGATTATTACTTTTAATTTTAATAATAATGCCTGGTTGGAAAGCACCATTTTCAAATACAATAGGATATGTTTGTGTATGGTTATTTGGAATAAACAATACTTTATTTAAAATATTAAAACAAGACGATGGTCAAAGTAAATTATTACAAATGGTATATGATGATCCATCGACATTAGTTAATGAAATAACACCAGAAAATTTTGACTTATTTATAGCAAGAATGGATGGTAAAAAAGGAGGAACAGATGAAATACCTGTAGTCAATGCGGTTCCAGTAGAAAAAGCAGCATTAAAAGGGGGTAGAAAAAAGCAACGTGGTGGTAATCGGTCAATATTAAATGCGAAATACCGAGATCATCTTCCAGAATTATATAAATTTGTTGTAATAAAAGATATGATATCAGAGATTTTATGGTATGGATTAGTTGGAAATTTAGTAATTAATACTTCAAATAGTTACATACAAACTATTAAGTGTAATAGAAATGCCGATGCTTTGAATTCATTTGTAGAAGATTCATTAAATAATCCTAAAAAGGAAAAGAAAAAGGAGAAATGGTCATTGGGATTTTAAGTTATTAATTAATAGATTATCTTACAAATTGTAGTAAACACAAATAGAAACAACATATGAATAGGAGGAAAAATAGTAATATATATAATATCATTTTCATAATTTTGATATTATATATCTAATTTATTTTTATAACATTTAATAATTATAACTAATAATTAATAACTAAATTTAGGATAAGACAAATAATATAGAACAGCTAAATAAGAAAAAATAGCAATAATAAAAGTAACTAACCAAATAGGTATAACGGTTTTTTTAGAGCTTCCTACACCAAATTTTCGTAAAGATCCATCCTTTTCATATAAAAATGCTGGTTCTAAATATTGCATAATAATAAATAAACCGACAAATAAAATAATAGATACTGATGTTATATTTCTACGGATATATTGCCTATACATTAACTTATATATATATTAGGTTTTAATTTATATAAAAGTACAATAATTACATATAATCAATATCTTCTCTTTGGTCATCATCTTCTTCAGGAATAATACTTAAATCATTCAATTCAGCATCTATTCTATCCTGTATTGCCTGGTCTTCTAAATGACTTAATTGATCTGAAGCGTCTTGTCCTACGGATCTTTCTAACAAGTCTAACTTTTCTCTGGCTATAAATTCTTTATCAAATTGTTGGTCATCATATTCATAAATTGCTCTTGTCTGTCCAACACTCCAAACCCCCAATGATTGATTTTTATGAATTGTTTCAACTTCACGTTGTTCCATAGTTAAATCACCTAATCTTTTAGTTATACCTGCCTTTTCCTTTTCCTTGGATTTTAATACTTGTTTTGTAATATGTTCTTTGGTTCTAGATAATATATCCTTATATTTTTTGAAATTTTTAATATATACATTAAGTAATTTACAAACTTCGTTCAACATACTTTCACGCTGTCCTTCAATTTCGGCTAATTCTTCTACATCTTCAACAACAGTATTAAAAGAATCAATATCTTGTTCTTCTTCTACATTTAAGTTAGCCTCAGTAGCACCTATATATAAACTTAAAGCACACAAAAGAAAGTAATATCCTAAATGTTTTATCATTTTTCCATCAAAAATACTACCTAATTCATTATCCATGTTAGCATAAAACGGTATTACATTCATTAATCGAATTAAGTCTTTACTGTTTTCGTATACATAATTTAATACAGGAGTTAATTTAGTATTGTCGTAAAAAGGAGAAAAATCTTTATATTCTTCTTTCATCAAATTTTCAATTTGACCTTTTATACGTGTTGATTTTAATTTCCAATGTTTGGGAACAGTTCTTTTTCGAATTTTTTCCTTCATTTTAGAATTTAACATTATAGTAGGAAATACATTACAAATATTGATAACCATTTGTTTAAAATATCTAAATGTATAAAATCCTGTATGGTCTTCTTTACTCATATAAATTTCATCGCCCATTAATTCCCAATTTAAAATAAATTTACTTTTGGATGATGTTACTATAAAATCTATCATAGATTTAGGTTTTATTTTACCAGATTCTATCATTTTTTCTTTTAAATTTGAAGCCAATCTCGAATTTATTCTTTTAATATATTGTAAAAAGTCTTCTGTTATAACATCGTCTTTACCGTTAATAGCAATATCATATCTATCTAATATCTTTTCGAAATTTTCTATTATATTTCCACCACATAAAAAGACATTCGATTTATCTAGTTCTTTGATTAAGTTTTCTAGTCGTAATTTTTCAGTTAAAACCCTTGGATTAATATCATATGGAAGAATGTTTTCTCTATTAATATAATTTAACAAAGCATTTAATGAATTAGTATTATACTCTAATCCCTCCATTTTCATTTTTTCTATTTTTCTCTCCAAATTATCAGTTTCCTTATAATTAGCATTATTTTCCAAACAAATAGATTTTAATGTATCATTTAAAACGATACCACTATTAAATTTACAATATTTTATAAATGATAAATATATTGTCTCTTGTGAAAATTGTTTTATTAGCTTAGGAAATATAATTTTAGTATTTTTATTAATTGAATATTTTGGAGATTTATGTAAATTTTTATATTTAATATACATTTTTTCCAAATCAAATAAAGTTTTATTATGTTTTTTTATTACGCTTTCTTTACGTGAGAAGTATTCGAATGTATTAATACCATCATCATTACAACAAGCATTTTCTAAAAAGGGTATCCCATCCATGGTTTCAAGTATTAATGATTCTTTATTAACGACCCGTTGTACAGCTTCTATGATAGCAAATGAATAACTAGACATTTTACCATAAAGTGACGAAATATAATTAAATTGCATTCTAGTGTCGTCATTAATAATCGATTGATTAAGAAGTCTTTGAAATTCAACACCAATATTTTTAATACTATTAACACGAAAATTATATAATGGTGGTAAAAAGGTATCCCATTTTAAAACATTAATATCTCTAGTAATGACATTTTCACTTTTTTTCGTTTTATCATATTTAATTTTCTCAAATAATCTTTCTTTTACATATGAAAGTGTTAATATCTTATCAACCATGAAATCCTTTAATTTAATAGCATAATCATTTGTTTTTTCTTTTCTATTTTTTTTACTACCTAATTTTAAATATTTCCAAGGTCTTTTTGAACCTTTTCCCAAGAAACGAGTAACACAAATTAAATAAACTAAAAACGATAAATTATTATCTTTGGTTAATGGAAATCCTTCAAAAGATCGAATACAATTTTCATATGTTTTATTAGAAGAAATATTAGGAATTGCTGTTTGTAATGTAATAGCAAATGCTCCAAGAAAAATAAATAAATATTTTTCATCGTGATATTTTTCATATGTCTTTGTCTTTTTTCCTTGAGATTTCAAAGTTTTCATTCGTTTGTTATATTTGGTTTCATCTTTAATAATAGTTGTATTATTCAATAATTCACTCATAATTTTATTTACAAAATAAATTTGTTCACTCATATCAACATCTAATTTATTACTAAGAGCCAAAACATTTTGTTGTATTTTTTTAGATTGTTCCGTTTTTGCTTGGAAAGATTTATCAACTACATTTTTTAATTTATCTGATGTGCTAACAGTCATTACATCTCTAGATTTAATCTTAAATCCACTAGTTTTATCATATCCTTCATCTGTATCAAAATTAATAATATCAATAACATATCCACTATATTCATCAATAATTTTATCACCGTCATCTGATAATTTCCCCCTTTCTTTCTTTACTAAATCTAATGCGTATTTATAATTACTTAAACGAAATCCTTCAGCCAATACAGTATAAAATGTAGGTAATAATGGTACATTTGTTTCACTACAATAATACCAGAATTCATTTTCATCTAAAATGTTATTTCTGCAATATTTTTCAACAAATCTTGAAATATTGTTATACTTTATTACTAAATCTGTTTCTACCAATATAACATCCCTTAATTCTTCATATGGGGATTTTATCCTAGAATCGTCAACATCCAAAGTAGAAGCAATTCGTACCATTTCAGTATCTTTTTTAAGAAGCTTACTGGTTAATAAAAATTTAAGATTCGATAAATTTTCTATTCTATATTGAAATTCTTTTTCTAATCTACTTTTTAATTCTTGGATATTTTCAGTTAATTCTTCACTAAAACGTCTTGATATTTCCTCTAATAAATTCTTTTCGATAACATCTTTAGCATTATCTACTGATTTACATTCTGTTTTTACCTTAAAACAACTTGGTTTATAATTACAAAAATTTATTTTATCTATGTTTTTACCGGTTAAATCTCTGTCTAATCGCCATTTATCTCCTTGTCTAACATAATATTTAACATCTCCACTATCATCTTCTAATATAGCATAATGTCCATCTTTTACTAATTTGCTACCAAATACCATAGATTCGGCATCTATATCTGCTTTTTCTTTTTTAATACCATTATTTTCCTGTAAAAATTCTGATAAAAATTTAACAGCCGACGAATTATCCTCCATTAAGATATCATTTTGTTTTAACCATTCTTGACCAATATCATAAGGGGTTTCATCATATTTTTTATCAAAGAAAATATTTGTATCATTATCAGCTTCTAAGTCATCATAATCAATATATTTTTTGGCTAGAGTAAATGTTTGAGCACAGGGATCAATATTTTTAGATTCATCATCTTCTTCATCTTCTTCATCCAAAAGGCTCTTTATTTTTGATTCAATATCAATAGGTTGCATAAGAGAAAGTTGTGATAGAGCAATAGCATTATTAAATGTATTTAAACAATCATAATTCATCATTGTCTTATAAGCATCATTACTATCAATCATTTCATTTATATTGTATTTTGTTTCTCCAAAAACAACTTTTCCATTATTCTTTTTCTTAAGCAGATTTTCATAGATATTTGGAATAAAATAAGAATCAATAGATCCAGCATATGTTTTATATTCCAAAATTTTTTGGATTAATTTCTTTTTATGAATAGATATTTTTTCTTCAATAAATTCAATAATAGTTTTATATTGTTGAAATGTAATATCCTCATCATAGATTAAGAAAGGTTCAAGATATTCTATAATTTTAATATAAGAAGTATCATTTTTAATATATTTTTTTACAGTTTCAAATAAAATACGAGTCTGTGGGATAACTTTTTGAAGAAAATCCTTATATACTTCCTCGTTATTTCTATCTGTTAATAACTTTGTCTCTTGAAATCTAAAATTATTAAATACATTAGTATTAAAATCTACCTTAAAATTATTATTTTCCAAATCTTCCTCACTAATCCTTTTATTTTTTAATTCTAAATCATTTAAAAGAATTTTATGATACATAAAATTAAATCTATGTAAATTTGCTTTCATGAAGATAGATGTTTTTGGAAGATTAATTCTACTATATTGAATAAATGGGTTAGTTAAAGACATTAAACCGATAAGTGATACTGTGTCGTTTCTTGTTATTTGCTCTAAATAATTTTTACTTTTTTTATTTTTCGGTTCATCATTTGATAATTTTTTCATACCCAAATTATATCTATCAATTACAAATCGTTGATTTTTTAAACTATAACTTGGTTCACCTTTTCCCCTTACTTCAGAACCATATATTAAATTACTATAGAAATTACCTAAATTATCAATAACTACTTCAATGTTATTAAATACTTCTTGTTGAGTAATAACGTTTCTTTCACTTGCCGGTTGTGAAAAAGGAGTATAATAACTATCTAAATTTTGAAGTAAATATTTATACTTATTTCTTTCACCAGGAACATTATTATTAACATATTGATCAATGATTTCATTTTGCTCATTTAATACCATTCCTAATTTTTCATCTTCAATATCTACCTCATCATTTTCTCCATCGGCAAAATTATATATTTTATGCTTATTTCTTACAATTGGAAGCAACCAATACAATTGGGTATTTAACTTACGCATTTTTTCTACTAATGGTTTATATTCGTGTCCCTTAATTTTAATACTTTCAGCATTTCCCGATTCATCAAAATTTGAAAACTTTCTTCGCAACTCCTTAAAACGTTGTATTGAAATATGAATATTATTTAATATTCTTTCAGTTCGTTTATCACTTGGAACATCTGCTAATAATTCATCCAACAAATCATTCGATTGTTTATTAATTCCAAAACGTCTCTGGGTTTCATCGACTACTTCCATTTCTTCTATTTCACCCAAATCTTCGTCATCTAAAGCCAATTCATCTAAATTAATATACAAATTTTTAACGGTTTCCTTTAAATCTTCAGTATCTATAATAAGTTCTAATTCTTCGTCTTCGTCTATAATATCTAATTCATCATCTTCTAAATCTATTGATACTTCATCCACCTCCTCATCTTGGGTTTTTGTAGAAGGCGGTGAAAACTGACGTATTTCTGTTATAGGTAAATCCAATGGTATTCCCTTCCCTTCAAAATCAATATAAATTTTTTCCTCACTTTCATATAGTGTTAATTCTATCATATCTTGTTCTAAATCTGTTATTTTGCCATTAAAAATAGCAGGAACCTCTCCAGCAAATTCTATTGTAATCCAATTACCTGGCGTATATCCATTTTGACGGGCATAACCTTTTTCTTCTTGTGATGCTAATATATTTATTTTACGTATTGACTTATTAGTAAGTTCGCCATTATTAATTTTCAATACTTTTTCACTTAAATCTTGATTATCAATTAATTTTATTAAATTGTTATCTAAATAACTTATCAAATATATCTTGTCGTGTAATGTTGGGTCTGTTGGTGCTTCAATTTTTATAACCTGACCTAATTCTAAAAATAATTTTGGTTCATTTTCTTCTTCCATTACTTATATTTACAATAGATTTTTCTCTAATTAGATAAATGCATTATAAATATAATATAAAGATATCTTAACAACTGATTTATATATGGTTTTTACACTTTCTAAAGAGTTAATTCATTCTGTTATTGAAAATAAAAAAAATAATATTAAACAAGAACAAATAATTGTAAAGGATAACAACGAAGAAAAATATATTTTAAAATATAATAAAAAATATATTACTGAATCAAATGATACACAACTTGGGTTATTTAGATCTGTTGTATGTGCTATTATTAACGGTAATTTACAAGTTTTATCATTTGCTCCACCAAAATCATTAAATAAAAATATATTTATTCAAGAAAATGATTTGAACAACTGTAATCAATTGGATTTTGCTGAAGGAACTATGATAAATGTTTTTTGGGATAAAACTGCCGACGAATGGAATATACATACTAAAAGTTGTATTGGAGCACGGTGTAGTTGGAATAGCGATAAAACATTTAGATTTTTGTTTTTGGATGCTATGAATGAACAACAAATCGAATTCGAAGATTTGAATAAAAATTATTGCTATAGTTTTGTATTACAACATCCCGAAAATAAAATTGTTGTTCCTCTAACAGAAAAAAAAATTATTTTAACTAATGTATATGAAATCAATAATAAAGGAGAAAATGTAAGTATTACTAGTCGCCCTGATGTAGTAAAAGATTTTAAATGTAATATTCATCAATATTCATCGCCATCTTTTGAATTTTGGGAAGAACTGTTAGACCATTATTCTTCAGATAATTTAGATTATACACAACAAGGAATTGTTGTTGTAAATCAACAAGGTCATAGAATTAAAATTCGCAATCGAAATTATGAGCGTGTTAAACATCTAAAAGGAAACAATCCCAAACTTCAGTTTCACTACTATTACTTACGACAAAAAGGAATGGTAACAGAATTTTTGAAATATTATCCAGAATATAGACCACTTTTTTCACAGTTTAGAAATGATATGCATTCATTTACTTCACAACTTCATGTAAATTATATTAATTGTTTTATTCAAAAACAAAAGAAGTTAAGTGATTATCCTTATCAATTTAAACCACATATGTATGCTTTACAAAAAATGTATATTGATGAATTATTTGCGGAAAAAAAATATGTAAATAAACAGGTTGTTATTGATTATGTTAATAGTCTTCCTCCACAGAGATTAATGTATGCTGTTAACTATATTTATAAACAACACGCGTTACATACAAAAAGTGTCGAACAACCTTTAGAATAATTTCTAAGTATTAATTAAATGAAAGGTTGTAAAAGTCGTAGAAAATCTAGAAAACGCAACGTTAGAAAAAATAAAGGTGGAAAGAAAAAGAGACATATAATTACACGTAAAAACAAAAGAAAGCGACGCAGAAGAACAAAAAAAAGAAAAAGGGGTGGTGTTAAAACAAAAAGAAGTGCTTTTACAAAAAGAAGTGGTTTATTACCTAATAGAGGTGTAATTAAACCACCACAACATAAAAGATTAAAAGAATTAAAAAAAAGATTAACAAGAAGTCCAACAATTAAAAATCTACAACAACTAAAAAATTTTAAACCAATAGCAAAAAAAACAGAAGAGCAATCAAATGAACATAGTGATAGTGATAGTGATAGTGAATTAACTAGTATATTTCACAATATGCAGACTCCTACAGAAGGATCAAGAAAGCATAATAGTGAAAAAACCTTATTATCCCCAAAACCAGATAAATAATATCTCAAATAAAAAAATATTATTTATTAGTGCTTTTTTTTCAGTTAGAAGTATTCTTTAATTGCTGTATATATTTCTTGTGCTTTGGTACAAGAATACATAATTAAATTGTATATATTTTCCTTATTAAATTCGTCTTCTTCTTTGAACGCAAATCGAATGATAGAGAAATCATCGTGTGGATGATTTTTAACAAACCCAACATAAGATAAAAGCCCTGATTTTTTTTTATAGTATTCTTCGTGTAAAACATATTCAATAATTTTACCAATAGTATAATCATATCCTTGTAAAATAAAATCAGCGCTATTTTTCATAGCAGTAGATTTCATTTGAATTTCATATATTTGAGAAGAACATTTATCATGAACGTCTTTTAACTGTTCATAAATTTTATCACACGCAAGATGAATAAGTTCTAAATTAGTATAAACGCCAACAGATTGACATTTAAAATCAAAACTATCTTTTAAATAAATTCGTTTAGCACCAAGACTGTACCAGTTTTTACGTTCATAATCAATATCGGTTTTATTAAGTCCCCTTTCTATTAAGGTTTCTTCAATTAGGTCCCATTGATCTGCTTGTCTGCTTTTATCGGGACTATTAGAATAAGCTGCTATACTGGCTACATTATATGCTCCATTTTCTTTAGCAGTTGCTTCTTTAAATCTTGCTGTAAAATGAAGGCTTTCTCCAGGAATATCGTTGGATATTTTAGGACGCAATCTTGAAAATAATACAAAACTATTAGTTAATTTATTTGGTGGGAAAATTTGTTCAATTGCTTCATCTGTTAAATATGTATCCGTTGAAATATTTTTAATCTTAAAATCACGTGTAGTAAGATACATTAACATATCAGTTTCATTAGTCATGTTTAATTCAATAATAAGATTACTTAAAACAGAAGTATCTTTGATATTAACTGGAATACAATCTAACCTTTGTTTTAATATTTCATTATGTAATCGTCCTGTATTTTTATAAAATGTACTTTGTTTGCTATCAATTACGGAAGCATTTATATTTGTTAGTAAAGTTCTCCTAAGACCATTAACAATACTAACATCGGTATTTTTTAAAGTAAATTCTAAAATGCCTTGTTTATTTTCAAGACTGTCTTTAACAACTGGTGTAATATCTAGAGTAGAAGCCATATTTATATAATATAATATAATATATTTAATTAATTTTCAATTTTATGTTTTTTTTTTGTGTTATAATTTAAGTAATAGAAACTTTAACAATATATAAAATGAGTTGTGTTTTATATTATAGCAAATATTGTGATAATTGTAAAGTATTATTATATGAATTAGGAAAAAGTAGCATACAAAATAATATTCATTTTTTATCCATTGATAGACGTATCGAAAAAAAAGGTGTTATTTATATAGTATTAGACAACGGTAGAGAGATATTATTACCACCACAGATAAATAATGTTCCAAGTTTATTATTATTAAATAAAGGGAATAAGATTTTAGTAGGAAACGACGTATTAAATTATTTTAAACCAAAAATAACAAGTGAAAAAGCAATGGCTACACAAAATAATATAGAACCTTTAGCTTTTTCATTCACGGAAATGGGAACTTGTATGTCTGATACTTATTCGTATTGGGATCAATCAAGTGATGAACTAAGTGCTAAGGGTGTCGGTGGATTACGACAAATGCATAGTTTTGTAACATTAAATCACGATGATAAAATATATACACCAGATGATGATTATGAACCAGATAAGGTAGGTGAAGTTGATTTAGGAAAATTACAAGAAGAGCGCGAGAAAGAAATAAAAGCCCCCCCACAAGCTAGTTCTATTTAATAATATTAAGTATAATTTATTTAAAAATAAAAATGAATAATATTACAAATAATGGAAAGCGAAACCCAAAAATCATTAAAAGAATTATTTTGTAGTCAACTTATTGAGTTTATGGATGATATTATCCTTGTTTTTCCTAATAATTTAGACATAAAAACAGGTAGATCATTTGTAGTTGGATTAATAAAAGTAAGTAAAAAAAAACTTATGGGTATTTGGAAAACAAGTATTGTAGATATTTATGACGAAGCAATAATGAAAGGAGACAAAGATTATTTTATTAATAAGGATTACAGTTATGATTTAGGAAGTGGTGGTACCGATAAGATGATGAATATAGTAGAAGAAATAAGATTATTAATACGCAATACAAGTGACGAAAATAAAGATAAAGCTATTAAATATTTACAAAATTTATCAAAAATATGTAAATTATATTATGTTAATTAAATACGTTTAGTTTAATTTAAATAAATAAAGTTTAAATTAAATATAATGGTAGAAGAAAACAAGGAGTGTTTAAAAATAGTCAAAGATTTCTATAGAGATATTTTGACTGTATTTCCTGAATATAAGCATAATCTCCATGATTATGAAATAGAATTTTTAACTGATGGAAAAAATGGAGAGAAATTATATGAATATTGTCTTGAAAATTATCCTCAACATTTTTTCAATATTTTATACCAAAAAGAAGATATTTTCAAGGATAATGAAAAATTAAATTTTTTACCAAGTATTAATTTCGTAGAAATATGGAAAGATGAACAAATAAGTGATAAAACACGTGAAACAATATGGAAATATTTACAATTAATATTGTTTTCTGTTAGTAAAAATGTTGATTCAAAAGATTCATTTGGGGATACGGCGAAATTATTTGAAGCAATCAATGAAGATGAATTAAAAGGAAAATTAGAAGAAACCATGAAAGATATGGAAGGATGGTTTAATAACACCGATATGTTTAAGGATATGAGTTTTAATAATGTAAATGATATTTCAAATATTAATTTGAATGATTTACCTGATGCTGAAGACCTGCAGAATCATATTAGTGGTTTATTAGATGGTAAATTAGGTAGATTAGCACACGAAATTGCTGAAGAAACAGCAGAAGAGTTAAATGTTGATATGGGTGACGCTACAAACGTTGGTGAAGTATTTCAAAAACTTTTTAAAAATCCAGGAAAATTAATGAATATGGTAAAAAATGTGGGGTCTAAATTAGATCAAAAGCTTAAATCAGGTGAAATTAAAGAAAGTGAATTAATGAAAGAGGCAAATGATCTTATGGAAAAAATGAAAAATATTCCTGGTATGAAAAATATGGATGATTTATTATCAAAAATGGGTATCCCAGGAGTTGCTGGTGGAGGAAAAGTAAATATGAACGCTATGCAAGCTCACATGAAACAAAATATAAGAAAAGCTTCTCAAAAGGAGAGAATGTTGCGAAAACTTGAACAACGTAGAAAAGAAAA